CCAAAAGTTCTTAATCGTAAATTATTAACAGAGTTTGCTTTAGCATAAATACTTAAAGTACCAACATTTGAAGATGTTGGATATTGAAATAAATATCCTTCCGAACTACTATCTAATAACCACGCATCGCTTGAGCCATCATACCCTGATTGCCCTCCCGTAATAGTTGCGCTTGATATACCCCAACCTGCTTGATTAAACCCATTACTTTGCAACAACAGATTCTCTCTACCCTTCTCAATTAACCCCTCACTATTAATTCTTGTTGCCGCTAAGTTTGATCCACGACTAAAGGTGAAATCCCCATCGCCATTAGTTGGCTTGGCACTATATAACGTGCCATCTTTGTAGCCCGATGGTATTTGTATTAATGATGCTTTATTTAATAAACTCATTTTGTTAATTCTTGTAATTGGTCATTGGTTAAACGTGTAGGGAATAGGATTGTTTGATAGTTATCTGTAATGTTATCTCCTGCACTAAATCCTGCTAAATGTATTTCACTCATTGCTCCAACGCTACCGCTTGTATCAAGAACTTCTTGTACGCCATTTATGTACAAAGCAAAATCATTCTGCTTGTAAGCGAATGCAACCTTTAATAAGGTTTCATTAGCAGGTGTTTCAGTATGAAAAAACTGATTTGAACCATTGTCAAACAATCTAAAAGCAAGAGTTGTGTTTAATCTATATATGTTTAGATATGATGAACCCGATGAGTTTTGCATAGCAAAGAATGAAGCATCTACACCTGCATCGCCTTTGTTGTTAAACATAAATTCAACAAACAACGTACCCTCCGTTTGCCCTATCAACTCACTTATTCCCGTTTTAGAACAACTATCTTGCACTCTGGTCGTGCTTGTTCCGTATGAATTGATGTATGATGAAACGTAACTTCCAGCCTCAATCTGTAAACCATAACAAAAAATATGCTCACCACTTACTCCGTTATAAACTGGTAATCCTCCCGTATAGGATGGTGAATCACTATCGCTCAATCCAAAAGTTGCGTCAATCGTTCCGCTTGTATGCCCTCCCGTTATTTCTATGCGATACCATCCATTGGCGTATTCAGTAACATTATGCGACCACGTTACACCGCTTCCAAATGTGTTTGTATCAACTACGCTTCCATCGTTTAAATCAACGAGTACAAAATATCTATTGACAAAGCCATTTGTAACACCTCGCAATCCTGCGTATCTACGACTTCCTTTTTTAATAAATCCACTGATTGCGTAATCACCTGCCGTACTTACTCCCGTTTTTTGACTACCTAAATAATGAAATGCAGTTGATGTGTCCTCACTTACTTTAATTGCGTTATCTACGCCTTCGGGCGATGTTGCCGCATTGTTTTCGTATGTTGTACCACCATTATTCCAATCACTTGAATTTGCGTATTCCGATTGTGGCAATAGTTGTGTGCGACTCGGCTCAAGCAAAAGACTTGGGCATCCTCCTCCGCTATAATCTACACGAGGTACGTCATCTGTTATGCCCTCATAGACTGCCGTTGTTGTTGTCTCAATGTAACTCTGAGCGACTAAGCCCTCGTTCAGCATAGCGTCTTGAATGTAGATAGTGCCTGCTGTTGTGCTGTCATCTCCCCCATCAACATTAGCAGGATAGAGCCTAAAGAATTGATTAAATGGATTGTTTATTACAACACTAATTCGCCACCAATCATTTCCTGCTGATTGAATTGATGAATGAATAATTGCAGACCCTTCCTCTCCTTTTTCTCCTGTTGTTAGGTTAAACCAAGTTCCTTCACCTCCACCACTTGGGCCTATTGAAACCCAATTTAATGTACCTGCTTTAGCGTACACACTATGTGTTACTACACCGCTTTGTGTAATAGACTGATTTAATCTTGAGTACGCACTTGTAGAGCGTGTTACCTCCCAAGCATCGTTAGTTCCATCATATCCTGATTGTCCACTCGCAAGTGTTACACCTGACTTCGCCCAAGTAGTATTAAACGTATTCGATTGCAACAACAAATTACCCCTCTCTTTTTCTATCAACCCAGCCGAGTTAACCCTTGTTGCCGAACTCCCTCTTGTAAACGTCATATCGCCCTCTCCCGTGTCGGGAATAGCACTATACACCTTGCCCTCTTTTGTGGCGGTTGGTGCTAAAACTAACGACGCTAAATCTAACAAACTCATTTCAGTGATCTAATTGCGGTTTTAAAACAATTTTGAGATTCAGCAACCCCTCCATCGGTAGTTACTCTCTCTTCGTAATTATACCAAAAATCATAGCCGGGTAGTCTAAAGCTATTCAATGTACAAGCCATAGAGTCTATAGTACCGCCATCAGCCTCGACTCTATCTTCGAAGCTGCGCAGTAGTTGATAGGCATCACCCTTAAAGGTATTTAGCCTAGAAGATATCCCAGCGTTACTGATCATTAATAACCGATTACAGCTCCAGAAGAAATTACAAATCCAGTAATCTTTTTACCTTTTCCAGCCGGCAAATAAGTTCCTTGCTGAAAGGTTACGCTAGTCATTCCGCGATCAGACAATACGTTAGATGCAGATTGATAGTCTGGTGTTACTGTAAAGCTTGTAAATACTGTATCTTCTTGAACTACTAATGCATCGTAGCTAACGCTAGTTACCGTGGATGCGCTGTGGTATTTAAATCCGTCAGCACCAGCAACGATATCGATTGAAGGTGTTTGGTTGCTCATGGGTACGAATATATCACACCCCTAAAAAAAAGTCGTTACATTTTACGAGTGGTATCTACCAACCGCATAGTACTCAGTGCCATCGCTCATTATAGTTATCGACTCCCATAATGAATTAAATGAATAACTAGGAGCGCTATCAATAGTTCCGCTTAGCTGTACGTTGTGTGATGAGGATATTTTCTTAAATATATACTTACGTCCTTTAACTAGACTAGCAGATGGTAGAGTTACGATTACATTTTCAGCCGTCGTATCGCACACTATTAATTCAGCACTTACATCCAAATTATGCGTACCTCCAGTCAATGACTGAACCTTGCCCATCTCTTGCACGTTCCACTCAAGCGTATCTTCCGTCGCATCATAAACGACAACTGGATTGAAGTAAGTGTCTATGGTTGGCTGTGTAGTTGGCGTATCCGGGGATAGCCTCATGATATCAGTCGGTAATGATTCGTCAAAGTTGCTGACTGAGTCGCGGAGTAGATTTACTTGACTTATGGCCCTAGATATAGCATCGTTTTGTTGGCCATCTCCAGTTTCGTCTGTAAAATCCTCACTATCTATAGTTTCTACATCTTCAATTTGTATTTGCAAAAGCTCCATATCCCATTGCTCACTCTGGGCGTTGAATGTGCCTCCATTGAATATGTATTTTTCTTCATCAAAATTGGGTACTAGTATTGGATAGTAATCGCCATCATCTATTAGCGTGACCTGAGCTAACTTAGGAGCGTATATGTAATTTTTTAGTTGGTAATCAGCCCATACTTGTGCTGTTAATTCAGATCCTGAGTTTGTGTCAGAATTCCATATAGTACCTACTCCCTTTATTGTATTTCCAGTAAATTCATATCCATATATCGTATCGTATTCAAACTCTTCTGTAGCTGCCGCGTTTTCGGGATTGCTGTTTGGAGCTGTAATCGGCCTATGGTCGGTTTCCATAAAGTATAACACACCACGGAAAGATTGTTGGTTTTGAACTGTTTGCGTTTGAAAGTTCCAAGTTATATTACCTAAGTCTATATCTAATGTAATTTCATCTCCAGATGCTGGGGGTATAAATGTTCTTTCAAAATCTGCAATCAGTTCATCTTGATGAGGATTTAGCGAGTTAACTTGTGAAATATCTAATCTTACTTGCTCGTAAAAAGGTATAGATGTCTTGCCAGAATCCCAAGTTTGGCTGATATAGTTATAATGCTTATAAGTACCGCCACCTTCATCTATGTATATTCTGAAATTCAAAAGAATATACGCTTGTCTAGGCATATTAGTAGTAGGTCTACTAGGAACGGGGCAACGCACAACAGCCTTGGCAATAACCTTTCTTTGTTCGCTTGCGACATAACCAACACTAGGAGTAGTTAAAGTCATTGCGCCAGTATTAGCAATTGGCTTAACAAGCCTATTAAAAGCCATCCTAGTGAAAGTTTGCTTTATGCTTCTTACAGCTGGCTGGTGTGTAAATATAGGAAATGCCTCAAAAGCTGGCCTAGTATTAGTTCCTATAGGGTATTGAGGTAGTGTTGATATTTTATTTGTATATGTCCCATCTGTTCCATATTCAGCAGAATATATCTGATTTCTAGTTGCGGCATCTATTCCGTTATATATCCAAAAATATCTATTTGTATATATTAGCCTAGATGAACACATTCTTAAAACCCTTTCTATTGCTGTCTTGCAATCTACAAACAAAGGAGACCTATTGTCTGGCAAGCTTTGCTCCATGAAATCAGTCAAGTCAGTAATAACACTACTCATGTTAATTTCAAAGAAATCCAATCTATGCAAAGTACCAGTAGGTATATGCTCACTAGCATCCATTAAATAATGGCTAGCTTCTCCCAAGTGATTATAATAGGCCGGTATCTGAGTTAGCGCCAATGACTGCCTAATTAAATTAGTGATAGATAGTCTTAATGGGCCGCTAGTAGACCCAAACCACTCGCTTTGAACATAAAACCTATCTAATAAAGCAAGACCATCAACAGCGGTAACGGTATAAGTCGTATTCTTTTCTGGCCTACGCTCATACTGCATTCCATCTGGAATGATTCTACCAACATAATGAAGTACAGAATTTTTATATATTATTATTGCTGGAGTTCCTTCATTTTCTACAGCTAGGCTACGAAAAAATGTATGATCATCGGTATCGCTAACAATAAACTGGGCTTGTACTCTAGAGTTCATTATAGGATTCTCCCAAAGTACATTGCCTTCGCCTTCGTAATCTATGGTAAATCCTTGAGAAGCCATTGGGAGTGTTTTGCCTCCTATAGCTTGATTTAAACACTCAGAACCCTCAACAACTCCTCCATCTGCTTCCACTCTGGCAATATATTGATTTACGGACAACCCGGATGGTTCATCCCATAGCTCTACTCGGAATTCTGTTCCGCTTATTGTTTTAGTAATACCGTAATATCTTTCCATTATCCTCTGGTTCGGTCTTTTTCGTACCTTGACAAAACAAGCGCTAAGTCTCTACCGCTAACTCTTGTTTCTGCAATATAGCCACCTTCGCTCATACCTCCACCAATCATATTTTTTAATTTATCTAACGGGGCAATGACCTCAGGATTTGTGCTTGCTCCCGGATACTCACCAACAAGGCCTAATGTAGGCCCGCTTACAATACCTCCATCCGCGAAGGCAACTCCTTTGTTTATCTTTGATCTAACAAACGCAGCGGCAGCAACCGCAGCCACACCAGCAGCAACTGCTAATAACGGATTTGACGCTAGTGATTTTTGGAATGTTTCAACAGCAAGACCAGCCGCAATAAGACCCTTACCTAAAGACTCTAAGAAGTCAGCAACAGTAACCAACATAGCGCTTTGAAGCTTAGACATATTAGATTGACTTTTTTCTAATATCTTAGCCTCATTCTCCATCAATTGCTTTTTGGCTTGCAATTGCTCTAATTGGCTTTTAGTGGCGTCTTGCAATGAATATTTAAGCTCTTCATTTTGCTTTTTGAGGATTTCTATATCCAATTCAGCCATTTCTGAAGTTTGCTCAAAGGCAGAAGAAAAAGCATCGCTGAGAGCGTCCGCAATATCTCTACCAACCTTGCCGAATTCCCTTGATACTATAGATCCTATTTGTACTGCTGTTTGTTCAGCATTTTTTACACTATTTTTTGATTGCTTTTCTTCAATCTTATTTATTTGATTCTTTAGCTTTTCTCTTAAAGCAATATCTTTAATACCAGAAGCCTCTAAGGCTCTTAGCTTTTCTAACAACCCTTCCTTCTCGACTACTAATAATTGACTTTGGTATTGCTTCTCAGTTATTAAGTCTTTATCTCTAGCTTTTTTTAAGGATTGATTTATATCTGCATTTGTCCTATCTGTGATAGCAAAAGACCCCTCAAGCAAGTCTTTTCTTTGGTCGTAGGATAGCTTATATGCATTAATTTCAGCATTTGTATCCTTGTCCCTTGCAACTTGTAATCTAGCGCTCTTGCTATTCTGTAATTTTATTTCTTCAAGAGTTTGATTTCTCAATAACTCAGTGACTTGGCTAGCACTTAGATTTTGAGCTTGAGCAACTTGCAATATGCTTGATCTCTTTATAGCTAAAATCCTTTCCTCGGAAGCAATAGCAGCCCTTTCTTTTTCTTCTTCTGTTTTTAAGAATTTCTTCTCTTGCTCTGCCCTTAACCTTTCTTCTGCAATTAGTGACTTAGATATTTCATTAACTGCTTGTTTTGCAGTTTTAGATTGTTTTTCTTTTGATTTAGCAGTAGATTCAGAAAAGCCAAATATTTTACTTTCTATGGATAATGCGGTTTCTAGCGCAGAAGTAAATTGTTCTTGATATTTGGCAATTTCTTGTTTTATGTCAGATATTTTTTCATTTTTATTTTTAACACCTGACTCTAAGTTGGAAAGATCTCTAGTTAATGATACATTTTGAATTCCAAACTTAAATATCCCTTTGCTGAAATTTTGTATTTCTTCAAATATTCCAACATTTTCATTCAAAGTAGAATTTTGAGCATCAATTAACTGTTTCGTCTTCTCCGTTATAGCGCTAGAGAATGCCTCAGCCAAAGCTCTAGCCTTGATTGCTTTTATTTGTAATTGCGTTTGGCTAGTTAATGCTCCAGTAGCCTTAGCTTCAGCAAAGGTTAATTTTGTTAAACTTGGTACTAATTTTTGAAGCTCTCTATATGCAGATTCTTTTGTTCCTAAAGATTGATTACTATCATCTATTACTGATGTAAGAGAGTTTATTGAAGATGCTTGATTAAGAAAATTAACTTGCGCTTCTTTCTGTATGTCGTTTAGGCTTTCTTGATTCTCTTTTAACTTATCTGCGGCTCTTGATGATTCCAAATAGGAATTTACCAAATATCCTAAGCCAGTAACTAATGCGCCAATTCCTAGTCCAGATATAGCTGTTTTTAAAACACTTACACTCCCAGCAGCGTTTCTAGTTGCTAGGCTGAACAAACCACTAGCCGCAGCACTCGCCTTTAAGAATAATTGGTTCTCCCTAAGCCTAAGGTTGTTGATTGAAACAACAGCATTGGTAGCTGCAAAGGTTACATTTAAAACCTTCATAGTATTACGAAGTGATTCGTTCTCAGAATCCATAAGTAATACCGCACCGGTAACAGCCGTAAGCGTCCTTGACATAGACTCAAGGGCTGATTGATTATCTTCCGCTGCTAATCGAGAGTTGGCTAGGTTGGTTTTGTTATCTCTTAATGATGTATTTAATTCATTTAATTCTCCAGTAGCAAATCTTATTTGATTTCTGTATGCTTTTATTTTATTCGCATTATCTTTATATGCATCAGAACCTTTTTTTAAATTTCGCTGTGCTGCTATAAGGCTATTTAACTTAGATTGGAGTTTAATTAGTTCTTCTTTTTGTTGTAATATTTTTTCATTTGTCTTGTTAATATTGCCTCTTAAATCTCCCCCAAACGCATTATTCATGCTTTGGTTTATCTTATCAGCAGACTGCTTTATTTTTCTTTCTCCACCACTTACAACGCCAATGGCATTTTTCATGCCTTGCTTCAATTTCTGTATGGAAGCGGATAATATTACTTTTAATTCCTTAAACATTTGCGTACATTATTAAGTAGTCTTGAACAACCATAAATAAACCTTGCTCGTCCGCGTCATCATCTTCGTCCGTTATCTCGTTTTGAAAAGATATATTTTGAACTAAAACACTATTAAACGTATTTGGTACAGTAGCGTTCATTACATCCCTGACCGAATCAGCCAATTCATAGGCAGCGGTAGCTGTTTCAGAAACAATAGTAATCTGCACTCTAGATTCGTCGCTTTTGCTATATTCTTTTTTAGTATCGTTAGATACCCTAGAAATCTGCGATAGGACAATAGCTGGTAAAGAAGAACCCTCAGGTATCCTCTGAGGGTATATACTGGCTGTAATGCTTTCGTCTTCGGATAGTAGGAAGTAAACGGCCTTAATCGCCTTCATGGTCGCAATTTATCAAAAACGTCCTTATATTTTGTTACAACTTCTATAACATTCAATTCGGTTTTCTCCCATTCAAAAGTTATGAGATCCTTTGGCTTAATAGCTCTACCTTTCTTTGCATGAGGAGATAAAATAATTGTAGCAAGCCATCTAGTTCGCTCCCAATCATTTCTAAATTGTTGTGTTTGAGCATTTCTAAGCCCTTCAAGCTTTATTCTAAAATACTCAGGCAAATAAATATCTAGGCAATCCGGGGTCATCCCCAATTCACCAAATGCAATCTGTTTTATTTTAAGCCAACTAAGCGGCTCGGAAGCCCCTACTTCTTCGCTTTGGCTGCTCCCTTCGGTTGAAAAAAACCGGTAACGCTTTGCGTAAATCCATCAATAGCTGGCTGCAATTCTTCAAAAGAGCTAATAGCTTCTGCTATCTCTTCGCTTGAATGAAATGGGCTTTTCTTGCTTTCTTTTTTCATGCCGCTTGCAATCCCAAAAAATGCGCAATCACGTGCAAACTTCATAGATTGTGCCATGTCTTGGTTCTCTTGCAAGGCGTCAAAATCCATCATCTTGTTTTCAGCCATGATGCGCTCAATTGTAAGCATTGAAAAGAACATCGGATATTCTTGGCCGTTAATTTTAATATTCATATGGCAAATATACAACAAAAAAGAAAAGGAGGCCGAAGCCCCCTTAACTCAATCAAATGAATATAAAAACAAGTATTATTAAGCAGTAGCAACTGTTAACGCGCCAGAACCTTGCAAAGAGCAAGAGAACGTAGAAACGTCATTAACTGGAGCATTCCATGCAAAACTAGTCATTACAGCTGATCCAGACAACTTTAAGTCACCAGTCACATCAGAAGTCATAACAACAGTGATTTCTGCACCAGCGATAATGTCATCCAATAGGTCTTTAGGAGAGTGACCAGTTGTTGATCCATCCTCCTCAAAAATACCTTCAGCAGACATTGTCCAAGAAGACAATCCAACTAAAAATTCTTTGTAATTACCTCCATCTTTGTTTGTCGCATCGATGGTGTCTTTTGTTAACTCAAAATCGGTACTTGTTAAGTTTGCGACCTTGGTTAATGTTCCCGATACATCCTTGTATAAGGCAATCAGAGTTCCGTTTACCAATCCAGTAGTAGCCATATTATTTTTGTTTTAATTTGTTTTCTACAATTTTACTTATTCCTTTTAGTATATTCGTTACAATTTGCTTTCTATTAGCATCAACCACGGGCCTAAAGAATGGCGCTGGTTTGAGCATACCTCTATAATACCCAGCCTTAGTGTAACGATCTACCGTTCCGTATTCAAATGCATAAGCCAAGTTAGCGTTTGCGCCTTCAGAGTAATCTATACCAACCATTACAGATGAAGGGTATTTTGCACCCTTATCTATGGCTGCTATATCCCTTCTTATAAACTCAGCCGGAGCAGCAAATCTTAATTGGTCAGATAATTTATCCCCCTCTATAAGCAATACCTTCTCTTTTATTTCTCTACTAGGTAGCTTCTCGATTTTCTGCAAGTCCTTGACTAGTTTCTTAAAATCATTCACTGCTTACACATTGTAATTTTAGATACATCTTACGATCAATCTCGCTAATCGCTATTATATTGTAATCTTCTCCGTCATGCCTAATTCTGTCTTTAACAGTCATAGCCATATACCTAACATATATAGTTAAATTCTGCTTATTCTCCCATTTATCGGCATTTACATCCTCAGAACCTTGATTGTAATCAATTCTAGCGTATAAATCACTATTTTTTGTCCAAGTCTTTATAGCTTCGCCATATGCATTTTGAGCGCTTGTATAGCGCCATAATTCTACCAATGTATCAAATCTGCCAGCATTCATTATGCGAATGTGCTTATTTTATGCTTATCTAACAAGAATTCGCTATTTTTTGGCATTTCAGTCACATTAGCCCCTACGATTATATTTTGTCTATTATCGTAATACTGCGCTATCATAAGCATACAAGCCATTTTCAGAGATGCATCAAAATCGTTAGTGCCAAAACCCTCTGTTACTTCTACAACATATTTTGTTTCAGCATCAGTCAAGTCAGAAGGCAAGCTATTCAAGTATATATCAATACCAAAATTAGATAGAGGCTCAGGCTCATCAATCCAATCAGTAAAAACAGTAAGAGCGTTGTCGCTACTTACATAATAAACTTCTTCAACATCAATAACTCTAGAAGGCACTCTAATGTAATTACCAATCAATATTGGCGTTCCATTTAAAGGATTTATTGTGGCTGGTTGACCAACCAATTCTTCAAAACCATAGCGCACTATACTCTCTCGTACCTCATAGCCAACATAATGACTAGCCATATCTAAACTCATCGATATAAGAGTCGATATATATGCATCGTCAGCACTACTAGTCACCCTTAAGTGTGTTTTAGCATCGGCAACAGATATGTAATCAGTATCAGAGTTAGCTCGTGATACTATGCGCTTACCGGTAATCATTTCTTCTTAGCTGTTGTTTTTTTAGCTGGTGCTTTTTTAATTTCTTCGCAATAGCCTTCTTCCAATAGCAATTTAGCTTGCTTATCGTCTATTTCTGCTACATCTCCAACATTGTAAGACAAGTTGAACGCAATTGGAAACTTTATAAATTTCACTTTCATAATTAGATCCTAGGGCCAGCAATTAAGTGACCCTAGGCATACGGCTTGACCCCCGTACGGGTTATTTTGGTTTAGGCATCGATATCCTTACATACTGCAAACGCCTCAGGGTGAAGCAAGTTTACGTCGATGTAAGCATTCAATATCATGTTGGTTAAACCAGCAGTTGCTCCGCTATAAGGATCAACAGTCAACTCCATACCACCCCAAGAAGCGATAGCAAGTTTGCTGAAATCTCCAAAGATAAGAGCAGATAAGTCAGTAGCAGAACCTTTAGAAAGGTCGCTAGGTACGTTAGTTGTAACAGCCATGTTGTAACCGTTCAACTCACCCATACCACTCTGAAGGATGAAGTTACCTTCAACACCAGAAGCTTGACGAGCAGTAGTCTGCATAGCAGCCTTAACTAATGGGTTAGTCAAGTAAGCTTGACCCATTGCGTTGTCAGCCTCAACTTCTTTCATTGCGTTAACAACGTCAGCCCAAACGATAGCAGCACCGTTAGCGTTAACAGAGTTAGTAGCAGCTCCACCAGCGAAGATTACGTTAGTAGAAGAGTTACCAATGATACCAACCGGCTCGTTAGTTCCACCACCTTTGATCGCAGCTTTTTCCAACTCTTGAGCCATAGATTGAGCAAGATAGTTACGAACGTAAGCATCGATGCTATTAGAAGACTGATTAAGTAACTGGTTAGAAACTTGGATGTAAGAAGCCAAACGCTTTGGAGAAAAAGTCACTTTAGAGAAAGCTGGGCTTTTCTCAGTAGCAGTTCCGTTCTCAGTGTTCCATCCAGCAGCTGGCTGAGTGCTAGCCTTTGGAAGGTCAAGATTTCCAGTAAGGTTATCAAAACGAGTTACTCCAAGACCATCTAAAACAGTGTTTGGCAACAATACGTCAATGATGCTTCCAACTTCAGTAGCTACGTTTACACCACCTTCAGAACCGTTAGTTCCACCAGTTGCGGTCATGTCACGCTTGAATGCGTCAGAAGGAATCAATAAGCTGTGAGCGCTTACAGATACACCAGCACGCTGAAACTCTTCAGCAGCCTCTCTGTGCATTTCGTACTCAACGCCATCGCGTCTTCCGCTAGCAGCTTGCTCAACCGCACGCTTGAAGCTGTACTTAGATGCCATTTCGCTACGCTCTTTCTTCTCGCTAGTAGAAGCAGCACCGAAAACCGGAGCAGCAGCAGCTTTTTCAGCAGCACGCTTTTGCAATTTCTCTAAAGTTTCAACTTCAGAACCGATAGACTCTAAACGAGCATCGATATCGTTGAAACGCTTTTTTTCGTCTTCAGTCATCGAACGCTCTTCAGTGTTGATGCTGTTTTGTAGGGCGTTCAATTCATCAATCAAACGGCCTTTTTCCTCATGTAAGGCTTTAATTTTCATGGTTTATTTATATTTGGTTTTAACTATGTTTATTAGTTCGTGATCGTTACTCTTCTCTTCTTTTACTCCGTCAATTTCTTTTAATTTACGTGCAGCCCATTCAATACCAGCATCTCCACCCCATGCATCCCACATAAGCCCCCCACAACCTTCGTCGTAAGGTACATCTTTGTTTTGCTGATGGCGCTTAAATGCAGACATTCTAGCAATAGTATCTCTTGATAATGGCTCTTTATTGGCTAATTGCCTAGCTCTCTGTTTGCCTACATCTGTTCCGCAATCTCCCCAGCCATTCTCTTCAGCCCAATCTAAAGCTCTTTGAGCGTTGTTAGATGCGGCCTCAGGATAATCTGTGTAACTATCTGGCTTAGTTCTTAAAATGCTTCTAGCCTCTGAGATAGTATCTTGATAAGCTGGATATGTTACCGGAGATACATCCATTAATTCTTTTATCTTACGAATAACGTGAGTAGAATTATCTCCGTACTTATCGCTTTTCTCCCAAGTGTAATCCTCAATAGTAAAAGCAAAGCTACTCTGCGTAATATCCCCACGCATAATGCTTCTTGCTACTTGCTTGTGTAATGGATTTTCGTAGTCTGGCTTCCAAGTGTATTCGAGGTTGCCATCTCCGTTAACCCATACACGAGCTGTGTTTGACTTTGTTCTTCCCAAGATGGCATCTGCATCGTGGTTGAATAATACTCGTACATCATCTTCTAATACATTTTCAAATGCACCCGGTTCGATGCGCTCCTCGAAAAAACGCAAGTCCGTAGTGGAATTTACAACAGCAGCAATACCACCAAACTCCTCAGGCATCCCTTCGCCTTCGGATCTGTAGTTAATTTGCCCTATCGCTCTTTTAATTATTTCCATGTGGATTGTTAATTTTATTTACCTGACTCATTAAATGCGCAATCTTCGCATCCATAAACTCACCAAATTGCTCTTGAGGTATTAAATTACCTTCAGCGTAATACTTATCTCCACCATCAAAACCATTAGCATCTTCAAACGCTCTAGCTTCGTTAGGAGAGAGCCAACCGCCTCTGATTCCTTTATTATAAAAATCTGCGCGATCATTGGCGCTGGCCCTCAATAGGCTATTAAAGTTAAATTTATAATAGTAATAAGGCTTATCTATCTCTTGTAGTAGTTTTCTGTGCAATTCTTGCTCTATATTCTTACAATAAGCCATAAGTGTACGAGCATAGAAATCTTGATAATCTTGCTCTACAGATGATTTAATTCCGTCTTTTGCCCCAATCATTGATGCTGGAACACCAAAAATACGCGCAATCTCTTCAGCACTAAATGATCTTGACTCTAAATATTGAGCTTCTTGAGGAGATAAGCTTAGTTTTTCCATCTCAACCCCGCTTGGAAGTACAGTAGATCTTCTATTTCCATCAATAACATCATCTAATGATTGTCTTAATGGATTAGCTTGAGCTTCGTCAATTTTACCAGCAGATTTCAACAAAAACTTCAATGTTCCATTTTTGTAGACAGCAGCGCTGCTCTTTATTGCTGCTAAATCAATACCCAGTGTTTCAGCATGAACTTGAATTGGCGATTTGCCCTTTAAAACATTCTCCATAGATAGTCCTTTAAAATGTAACATATCTACAGCAGAAACCAAATTAGGGAATCCTTCTTGTTGTACCTTATAAAACAATTCGCCATCTACCATGTAAGGCGTGACATTATTCGTCTGTATAGGATGCATCTCGGTAGGTATAAACCTACTATCGCGATTGATAAAAGCATAAGCATTGCCTTGTAACACAAGCTGACTAACCATCCACTTAAAGAAATCGAACTTTGTTTGGTAGCTATTAGGCTCGTTACAAACAACATTGCTATAATGACTATAGACTTGCTTGCGGTTATCCTCATCCTCATAATATAATTTTAGGTCTAAACCGGCAACTCCATCAGATATAACTCGAACACAAGCATGAACCGAAGCTATAGACATAGCCGATTCAGCATTTACGCTCTGTCCGCTAGTAGTCTGTTGACCAAAAAGCGACGATAAGCTTTTAATTAGCCAATCACTAGGAGCGCTTAAGCTTGATCTTTTGTTTGTTTTAAAAAGGTTTGATAGAATACCCATCGATGCAATATTAATTTAAGTTAATTTATATGGTGTTACATTTTACCCATCTAGAAAGCGTAGCCCTAAAGACTCCGTAGCTAGAATATTTATACGAACCGTATCTTTTTTTATACATTTCTTCACAATACCAATAAGCATCTTCGTACTTATCATGAAATGGTAAGGCATTATAATAAGCCCTTATGAAATCGTCGTGGTTATATAGTGGCATTCCTTTCATATACTTAAGAACCAAAAATCTTCAGACTGCTCCGATTGAGCCTCTTGAAGATACGTACCCAAGGCCATAACTATACTTACCGGGCCATCGACCTTATCACCTGACTTTGCCTTGTCTATTTTTATATTATCACTAGGGTCACGCTTTAGCATGACATTTCCCATCATCCATCTAGTAACTGGGTTGCCATCATGGAATATGTCTATTTTATTTACCCTTCTCTCTAATTCCTTTGTTGGGGCAGACATACTTCCAAAACCTTGACCAAATGGATACATCGTTATGTTGTCGCTAACTAAATCATTCACTATTTGTGTTGCATTCCATCGGTCATATGCAATTTCTTTTAATTCATACTTTTCAGCCAATTCTAATATCTTGGCTCGTATAAAATCATAATCTGTTACATTTCCATCTGTTGCTGTTATAAATCCATCTCTTACCCAATCTCTAATAGCGTCACCTTGCTGGTCATTTCTACGTTTCACATTGTCCTCTGGTAGCCAATACCAAGTCTTAATTATTTTGCTTTCTGGCCAAAATAAACTTAGCGCGCAGAAGTCACCGGTAGTCGCAAGGTCTAATCCCCCATAACACGTACCCGTAGGTTCTGCCTCGTCTATGCATTCCATCCACTTATCGTCAGGAATCCAAACGTTGGCTGTGTCTGTCCAAACATTAAGCAATTTTGTCTTAAACTCAACTTCCTTGTGCGACAACTCCAATGCCTCTTGTAATCCCTCTTCTAGCTGTCTTGGATTTACAGAAACCTTCCAATTTGGGTTGGCTTTCTCCCAGTTAGTTGGGTCTTTCCAATCATCTCCTTGGTCAAGCGTGTAGATCACGCTAAATAAAGCATCATCATTAATTCCTCCCTCTAAAACTTTAGTGCAATATTGCCTATGTCTATAGCAAGCTGATTCCCTATTGAATCCAGCAGTTGTAATTACAAATAACAATGGCTGACTCCTAGCCCCCATAGAGTTACGTATTACATTATACAACTCATCATTTGGATGCGCATGATACTCATCAATAACAGCCATGTGAGTGTTTAGTCCGTCTTGCTTACCCGGATTCCACTCTAGAGGTCGGTACACCGACTCTCCATAATTAATACGTCTATTGTTAACTGAGTTATAAACTTGTACAGCTTCTGACAGCCAATCTGTCTTTTTGCAAACCCTTGCGCCCTCAGAAAAAACCATCATGGCTTGATCCAGCTTAGTGGCTGCGCTATATACTTGAGATGTTTCTTCCCCATCGGCCAATAGACCATATAGCATTATAGCATTGCTAAAAGTTGACTTTCCATTTTTACGAGGTACTTCCACATACGCCCTAGTGAATCTACGCAATCCGTCAGGCTTAACAAACCCAAAAAGATTTGCGACAACAAAATGCTGCCAAGGCTCTAGCTTAAAATTGTTGCCAGCGTAAGTGCCTACCGTGTGCGGAAGTTCTTCTATAAAGTTTACAGCGTGATCGTACAAATCCTCATCAAAGGAAATATCCGAGCGCTCTAAATCATTCAGATATCTCTGGGCTGCCTTCTGTATCCACTGGCAACTCTTCTTCTTCCCTTGAAGTATCGACTTTGCGTATGTTGTCGCGATGTTCAAATCGTTTTATTAAATCGTCAGCTAATTTTTCGGATCTACAAAATATTCCATCTTCAGATACTTCACCATGCTTATCTAAAGACTCCCACTTATTTTTGATTTTACACTGTACTAAGTACCCAGACTTATGTTCCAGTTTTCTGTATTTTCTTTTTGCCATTTTTTAGTAGTTCTAATTTGGTTACTTTAGCAACGGGAGCTTCGTATTTAGCCAAATCACTTATTCCAAGAAGCTTAACTATCCCTTGAGCGTTTTTGATAGCTTGGTTTCTTATTGCTACCCAAGGCGAAGGCATTTCTCCTCCAGTACCTCTTGTGGTTACCTTTCTAAAAGCAAGATTTGTACAAGCTTCTTCATACGTAGCCATCTCCACAGCAAAAGCCTCCAATAACTTTTGATCTGCAGAATTCCTTTTGTTAGGTAGTGTTTCAACCAATTCATCATATATTTCACGCTCTCTTTTACTAAATTTATCTAACATTTACAATACAAATATATAAAAAATCATCAAAAAAAATTTCTTGGGTGTGAAGAAGAG